ACCGGATGGCCGCGCGATTTTTTTATGGTGGACCCCATGTGAATATAATTGAGCGCATTTTTGACGTCCGCGAATTTAGTTGAGCGCAAATTTTGAGTTCCGCCAGCTTATCAAGTCGTACAACTTTAATTTGAAATAAAGTAGAGATATTTTGCTTAACCAATGAATTCGCATCTGACGAGCTTATTTATTTGTTATAGTATTTATGAGTCATGACGTTGACTGATCGTTACTTGTGTGTCAGTTGAGATATATATGGCGAGTCATATCATTATACCGTGTGTTTCTATTTTTTACGTGGACCAATAGGTTATTGTTATGGAATGTTATTAAGTTACATATTAAAGTATGATTTTTATATATAAACTCCGTGATAATTGAAATAGATATCAACATATAACATGTATATTAATAAGTATAGACGTGGCTGGATATCTAATCAACGACGAGGCTATTCACGTCAGTCTTTCTTCAAGCGTTCTTATTATGTTAAACGTACAGATGGGAAACGTCGATCGAGTAGCACGACTCAAGTCAATGAGGAGAGCAGATTGTCACAACAGCGAATTCATGAGAACCAGTTTGGTCCAGAATTTGTAATGGTTCATAATACAGCCGTATCAACCTTTATTACTTTCCCCAATCTTGGTAAAACTGAACCGAATCGATCTAGGTCATATATAAAGTTGAAACGTTTGCGTTTCAAAGGTACTGTTAAAATTGAACGTTTGCATACTGATATGAAAATGGACTGTATAATTCCAAATATCGAAGGAGTGTTTTCGTTGGTCATCGTAGTTGATCGTAAACCCCATTTGAATCCAACAGGATGTCTACATACATTTGATGAGCTATTTGGTGCACGAATACACAGTCATGGCAATTTAGCTATAACCGCATCTCTGAAAGACCGATTTTACATACGTCATGTTTGGAAGAAAGTAATATCTGTTGAGAAAGATAGCATGATGGTTGATCTTGAAGGAACGACATCACTATCTAACAAGCGTTATAATTGTTGGTCAGCTTTTAAGGATCTTGATCATGATTCATGTAATGGGGTTTATGCGAATATAAGCAAGAACGCCCTTTTAGTTTACTATTGTTGGATGTCTGATACCATGTCTACAGCATCCTCATTTGTATCGTTTGATCTTGATTATGTGGGTTAAATAATAATATTATGAGCTATAATTACAGTCAGACTTACATAAGAGATTCAATCACTCAAGAAAACCTTATAAGATAATAATAATTATCTGTGGCTGCGCAGCTGAATATACCCACCATAAAAAACTAGATATTTTATTTCAAAGATTTGGGCTGTGAAGGAATACAATTAGTTTTAATACATTCTTGGACCGTCGTCCTAACAAGATCGTTTAATTGGGCCATTGATAGTGTTATATTCGATTGCGTTCTTTGGGCCCCAATTATTGAAGCCGAATCACCTGGGTCTAAGATGGCAGTGCCCAACCTGTTAAGATCCTTGTATGGATGTAACACTTCAGCAATATCTGATTCTGCTTCTAACTGGGCCGGCCCTATTGTACTCCGTGTGGCCCAAGACTCTCCTGGGTTTAATTCTATTGGGCCGGGAAGCCCAAATCTAGAAGTGGATGCGGATCTTATCAATTTCCTCTCCCACTTCCCATAACCCACATGAGAAAAGTCGATGTCATTTACGGTAAATTGTTTGGACATTATCTTTACTGTGGGTGCTCTGAAAGGTATATCAACCGAATGTTTTGCAGTTGATAGCTTCAGCTTCCCTTTGAATTTTGCGAAGTGTGTCATCTGATGAACATTTGAATCACAAACCTTATAATATAGCTTCCATGGAATTGGGTCTTTGAGGGAGAAGAATGACGATGAGAAATAGTGGAGATCTATGTTGCATCTTATAGGAAAAGTCCATGACGCCTGTAATGATTCATTTTCAGTCATCCTCTGGTCATGAATCTCCACAATTACTGATCCTGTTGCGTTTATGGGTACCTGTTGCCTATATTCTATGACGCAATGGTCAATCTTCATACAGCTTCTATTTAGTCTTGCACTTAATTGAGTCGCTTTTGAAGGAAACTGCAATATGATTTCCGTAAGGTCGTGAGATAGCTGATATTCATCACGACGAGATTCTATATAATTAAAGGCGTTTGGTGGGCAAACTATTTGAGAATCCATATATCTTAAATATGGCTAAGCAGCGATAACGTTTATGTAACTGAGTGGGAGAGGAAAATAAGATATAAATATTTGAAGGATAATTTAGTTGTGAGAGAAAACAATGAAATGAATGATAATATATTATGAAGAAGCTGCTATTCTTATATAGACATTGAACTGGTTATAGAGAGTCTGGTTAATTAATAATAAGGATATGTATTGAAGAAATATGTTGAGTTTATGGTAAAACCCTTTGATGGGGGTTTATTTGTAAATATGAGAGTTGCTCCCCGATTGAGCTCCTTCAAACTTGGCAAATGAATTGGGGAAAGGGTCTCAATATATAGTAGAGTCCATTATAGAATATATTTGCCACGTGGCGGCCATCCGTTATAATATT